GCTCTTTTCATCCCTTCAACGTCATTGTCTGTGGGTCTCGTTTCTCCATTTGCTTTAAGCGTTTGTCTAGCGGCAATCTCGGCAAATGAGTTAAACTCTTCGTCAAGCCTTCCTTGGTCAGAATAAACGCCCGGCAGATAGCTTAACGCCTTTCGCCCTGCGCCAGAGCTAATATTTCTATTCGTAAACAGCTTAATAAACTTATTTGCCTTTTTAACAGATTGCTCTCTTCCTGTTTTACTGTCTTCAAGTTTGTTTATTCTTACTTGAGTGCCTTTAACATCTCCTACCGCAGCCTCTTTATCAGCAGCAATAGTTGACGTTACCGCACTAACATCTTCAACAGTACCTCTGTCGCTTATTGTTTGGACAGCAGATCCAACAGCGCGCGCATTAAGGCCAGCCTTGATTCGCCGAGCAACCTTTTTGTCACCCGGTGAGAAATCTTTTATTAGACTTTCAAATTCTGCTTGCCCTGCTCCAATTACGCTGCCTTTTCTTGCTGTAAACCGCTCTTTAGTGCTTAAATCTGCAAGCTGTATTCCTAATAATCCTTTATTCTGTGCGGCTTCATCTAAATCTAGTAATTTATCTGTTTGTGTTGAGTCTCTACCTTGCGCCCTTAAGTTTTGAGATCTCTCCATAATTAATTGGGATCTGTTTTCAAATGGCGTATTTTCTAAAATAGAGGCGAAACGGCTCATTTCTGCGCGCTTTGATGCGTCATCAAGACCAAATTGTTTAAGCATGTTGTTTGCTATTTTTGGGTCTATTGCACGAGCCGCGACAATCTTTTCTTCTTGCGTTAATTTTGGTTGTGGTTGTTCAGATCGCGCTAAAGCACCGCCTAAACCCGCGCTTTGTTCTGCAAGTTGGCTTTGTTGCTCTGTCTGAGGAATAAAGTCGGGCGTTTGAATGCCGCTTAATGCTTGACGAACATCCGCCGTTCTATTTGCTTGGCCTAATTGTTGCCCGAATTGCTGGAATCTTTGCAAGGTTTGCAATCCGCTTGCTAATCCTTGGCCAATTTTAGGGTTTAAATCAAAGCCTCTTACATCAACTAATGCCATTATAATCTCCTAAAATCTACCTAATAAACCAGCCGCAGCTCCGCGAGCAAAGCCAACATCTTTCGTTCCCGCACCTATTGCGCCGCCTAACAATCCGCTACCAACTTGACCGAGGAATTGTGACTGAGCTTGTGCTGCGCCAAGATTGCCTGATGCCCTTGCTTGTGCTGCACCAATTAACCCTTGCCCTTGTGCTTGTGCTGCGCCAATCAACCCGCTTCCAGCCGCTTGAGCACTTGAAATTCCAAGGTTGCCAACATTGTTTGCAAAGTTAGATCTTAACCCTGCGAGGTTCTGTTGTACAAGTGGATTAACTTGCCCAGTTTGACCCGATCCACCCGCAACGCCAAAAGATGCAAGCCTAGCAAGCTGATTTTGTAAATCTTGTTGAGCAAATCCTATGCCTTGCTGCTGTAATGCAGATCTAACCTGTCCGCCACCTAAACCACCGATTGCGGCGTTAGATCTCAATAATGCTTGTTGTCCACGCTGGCGTAAGAAGTCTTGACCGGGTGAAGCCTGCAAAGAATCGAATGCTTGTTTTTGTGCGTCAACCCCAGATAAACCCGTTAACGCTCGGCTTTGATCTAATGCTTGCTCTGCTGTGCTTACTTGTTGTTGTCCAAGCCCTATTTGATTTATTCCAAAATCTCTTTGCGCTTGTCGAAGTGGTGCGCCAGCTTGCAACGCATCAAGTTCTGCTTGCCTAAATGGCTCGGCTTGCGTTCTTGAAATATCAAATTGTCTGCGCTGTTCTTCTGTTGCTAATCTTGCGGCCTCAACTTGACCCGCTGCCGCCGCTTTAGCTGCCTCAGCACCTATCCCCGCGCTTTTTTCTGTTGCTGTTGCTTGTGTTTCAGCAGCAGACTTTGCGGCATCAGCCGCGTTATTTGATGCTATCGCCCCCGTTACCAGTGACCCAGCTATTAACCAACCTATCGGCATGATAAGCCTCCGCATAATTGAATTGTCTCTTTAAACGTCTCGATTGATTTTAAATCAAAATCTTTCGGGTTGATTGTTTGAATGTTCATTTTAACAAGCATATCCGCTCGATCCTTATTGAATTTTATAGGAGAAACAAAATCCCATATATCGTTTAACCTATCGTTAATATCTTCTAAATTAATATGCAGGCCGTCGATATTATCTAGCCTGAGTTTAATTTTCTTAAGTAAATCAATGGAGTTATTATCGGCGTTAAAAACATTAATTCCAAACTCAATAGATTTATTAACGTCTGAGTCAATAATAATAGTCTTTACGCTAGGAAAATGGCTTTCATAATCAAAAAACATAATTCCCGTGTTGCTGTCGCCTTTTCCTTTCATTTTTACCTTGTATTCATTAATGCTTTTGCATCCGTTCATGCCTTCGTGGTAGCAAAACTGCCCATCAAAGGTTAAGAAGTTCGCAAGCCATGCAGTCCTAGACCTCGGCAAACCTAAAACAAGAAAATTCATACAGCAACCCATCCTTTCGACCTATCGCCTGCAATATCTGCTTTTTGCTTAATAAACTTAACCGATCCAGCAGATCCATTTGTATCTAAATATTCTCTACCGACTTCTGAAACAATAATTCCTTCAGGGCTTCCAGTGCCGACCATTAAATCAAGGTTAGTCATTCTCACAACCCACGATTGAAAAATATCAGTCATCAATCCTTCGTTGTTAATGATGGGTAGTTCTGCATCTGGATTGGGTATGCTGGGCATTACATAACACTCGCTTCAGCTTTAATTATTACCGGCTTAACCGGATCGCTCATCTTAAACCGCATTATTCTAAATCTTGGTGCGCGGCCATTTCTGTACCATACCGCTCGCCTGTCATATTCTCCTACTTTACCCATTGATCGTGGCCGCTCATAATTAAATGTTTTACCATCGTCTGAAATATCCAATGATATAACCGGATCTGTTCTGTCTGAATTACCCACTCCAGACTCCACCGTTATCTCTATTTTAGATACTTTTATCGAGTTGCCAAGATTTGAAAATGGCTGTGTTGCAATAACGCGCTGTATATTGTCTCCGTATTCAGTATATATATCACTGCTTAACTCGCCTATTCGTCCATCCTGCGAGTCTCCGACAAGTATCCTGCCGTAAGCTGTGACTAATGAGTTAACTCTCCATCTTACTTGTGCGTCGTTAACCGTTGATTTTCTCTCATGCCACCTTTGCGCTATCACGTCATAAATGATCGTAAAATCACTTATTGTGAAGCCGATAAAATACGCGCCCTTATCTGCATAAGAAAATGAGAACGCATCTGCAATAACCTCTTTTGTGAATCCAGATAAAACGTTATCTATTGCTGTAGTCGAAACCTTGCTGAATGATGATCCTGTGAACTCCCATATTGCGGGGGTTTCGTTTCGTCCTCCGCCTATCATCATGAAAGTATTATTTGCAGATATTAATGATAACGGGGCAAAGCATCCTTTGTTTATAAATATGCCCGATCTAATAAACGGGAATCCAGAGCCATTTGGAGAGTTTTGGAATGCTTCTGTTGTTTCTGATCCAGTTATGAATATTCTATTTCTAAATACAATCGGAGCAACAATGTCATCTGGATCTGATTCAGCCGATCCAAAGTCTAATGCATTCCAGCTATTTCCATCATTTAATGCCGATATAATCCATTTTTTAGAATCGGTCGTTACAGCAAAGTATCCATCGACAAAAACAACGTATTGCGGAGCACCGTTTGCATTGAAATCTAAGTCTGTTATCTCTAAAAATGGAGTTCCTGCGGTTTCATCATAAATATAACCTTTGCCGCCGGGGACAAGGATCATTAATTGCTTTCCGTTATCTGCTATTGACACGCCGCCATTCCCTTCGACAGCACCCAATGATGTAGTCGTGAATGATTCCGATCCATCACCGGCAATTATTCTATTAAGAATATACAGACTTCCACCATTAACAAAATAAGCAAGGCCAGCTTTAACGTGCGCACCTCTATTTTGCTGAACAATAAGCCCCGTTGTAGCAAGCTCCTTTGTCCCCGGCGTACCAAATAAAGACTCTTGAGTTAATCCTGCCGACTGCACGATGTTTGGATACCAGTTAACGCATTCTTGAGCTGAAATCGGCAAAGATTCAGACTCGTAAAATCCGTTGGCAATAGGTATCTGAACAACAGGCATTAGGTTATTCTCAAAACTGCATCGGTTATCAGCATATCAATCGCATCTGTTCTGTTTTCAACAAACGCCTCAATATAATCATTTGTGACAAGAGAAAGCCGCCACATTAGAGATGTTCTTCCGGGAACGGATGATGATGCCGTGTTAGCTGCTGCTGAACTTGTAACAACAGATCCATTTTTTGCGACAAGATAGGCGAAACTTTTAGAGCCGCCAGATACCGCTGCACCAGTAAATGACATATCAACATTAACTTCAATATCTTTTAATCCGGTATACGTTATTTTTCCGGTTGCATCTGTTGAGAATTGATCGGCTAACTGCTCCGTCCATGCTCCGAGTAATTTAACCGGCGTATTAATTGCGGCAATAACTGTATTTGTAGCGTTTGCGCTTTGCGACATTAAACAATCTTTTGTTGAGTCCTTAATCTTATCATTAATGAAGAACTGCCACTGATTGTTAATATTGTTTGTAATGGAGTGCCTGTCCCAAAGAATCTACAATTATGAATCGCGCCTAAACTTCCAGCAATCATATTTGCGCTTGCTGCTGCCCCACTTAGAAAAATGCTTGTGCCGTTTAGTGTTACAAAATTATCAGTGACAGAGAAACCGGCAAATGTCGCCGTTCCTAAATTAAATAGCGTTCCAGCATTAATAGTGCCTAGCGATGCTTCAATTAAAGCTACGTTATTAGTCCCGCTAAAAGTAAATCCTGTTGTTGTTACGTTTAGCTGTGCATCATGAATATGAAATCCTGCCAACCCACTCACCGTACCTAAAGACGATGCGGCTATTTTTACGCCAAGTATTTGGAATATTTCAGATGTTGTGCCTGATATTGCGCAGAATGATCCAGTTGAGCAATTAGCTGATATGTTTCGTATCGTCCAGCTTTTATTGACCGATGTGAACATTACTCCTGTTCCGGTATACGTTAACGCAACGACAATATTGCTTGCGCCATCTAAGACGCAATTATTGCCTAGAACAAATCTATTTGATGTTGATATATCGTTTCTTATTAAATATTCTGTACTATCGTTTAAGGTTATTACACCAGCCACCGCAGCCGGAAAGTCGCTAATACTATTAATAATTACCGTTTTTGTTGATGCTGGAGTTCCTGATAATGCGATTTGTATTTCACCGCCAGACTGTGAAACGCTCATGCCTGCTCCAGCAACAAGCGATCTGAATGTGGGGGATGATAGTGTTAAATCGTCAACTACTTGCGCCCCTACCGTGTCCGCTTTAAAATTATGCTCTATTGTTGCGCCGTTCTGAGGCGATACAGAAGTCTTAATTCCTGATCCGGATTCTAAATTTCTTATGTTGTTTACCGATCCGGCTGTGTTTAATACCGGCGTTCCTAATGGGTCACCATCCTGCACTATTGTTCCGGTAACACCAATCGACGCTATAAAGTCTGAAAGTGATATTCTGTAATTCACGCCACCAGATATATATGTTAGCTGAGTATCAGATGGTAATGATGCTTGACTTAAAAAGTCAGATATTTGTCGGCTGTTTGTTTGGTTGCTCATTTCGTTGAAACCTCAAGACCTATTGTTCCATTAGTTTCAGCCAGAATAGTTGATTGTAAATCTGGATAAAATTTGTGGTGATGAGAATCGTTTCCTTCATTTCCAGAGCCAACAGGTAATGTTGACGGGAATTCTGTTTGCCTAAATGATACGGCAATATTTCTCATTGTGTTTTTGCCGGATATGGCGCGAGCTAATAATGTAGAAGGTACAGGCTGACCGTCTGAGAACTGATCCCAAAGCATAACGCCAAGCTGAGATACAACGCCAGCAATCGCCCCAGCAGGAACGGTTACTATGCTTGCAAGCCCTGTTACTTCAGTAAAGCCTAATGCTATTCCGTCCGCGTCAAACGATGCCATCATTCTATTTAGATAACGGATACCGGCTTGTGCGTCAACAGATTCAACGGGGGCTTCTGCGCCTAGTACGGTTATCTCACCGAGCGCATCTTTAATAATGTCGCCAGCAGTTTCCGGCATGACTAATCTTTCTTACTTTGTTTTTTAGGCTGTTTAGCTTTTCCGCTTTTCCATCCTAAAGACTCGCAATGCTCGATTGTTGCTTTTTCTTCGTTTGTTTCTACTTCTGATCCGTTTGGTTTAGTCCACTTCATAAATTACTCCAAATTAGAAAAAGAGGGGTTTCCCCCTCAATTAATTTAAACGCCGAAGCCTTTACCAGCTAAGAACGGATTCAATGCAGCGTATGCAGGTTGGAAATCGAAACGAACAATTTGCTTGTTCGCGTCGCCATCTGAATACTTGCTGACACGGATTTGAAGCCCATCTTCAGTTGTTACAGCTTTGGAATAGGAACTGAACCGATTGAGAACGCTTGCTTATGCCAAAACAGGTTAGGTTGGTAAATTGTTGAGGCTGCGCCTAACAATGTTACAACATCACCCGCTATTGGTGCAGAGTCTACGGTGTTATATGCGCCAGCAGCTTCATAAATAGCTGGGCCAGAGATAACGATGGTTCCAGCGCCTGCGCCGTCTAATGTAACATCTGTTGTTACAACGCCAGTAAATACAACGTTTGATCCAGTGTCATCAATAATCGCTTGTCGTGTTGACAAGTTTAATCGGTTACGGCCTGTAATCTGAACAACTTCACCCGCTTTAACAACAAGATTGGCTCCCATTGCGTTTACAGACAATGATTGAGTCATTGTATCTTTTGCTGTTACATAAGTAACATCTGGGTTTGCAGCTAATGCGCCAACGCGATCCACTACTGAGCTAGACGTTAAACTCGGCAAAGTCGTTGCTTTAATTACTTTTAATCCTGCAAAGTCATCAGAAAGGATTGCTTTTCGATGCGCTTCTGAGATTAAACCGCCAGCACTACCGCCAGCACCTAAAGATCGCTGATTGCTTGCAAGTTTGGTTTGTGTATAAGGGTTTACCGCATACATCCAATCCATATCGGCTGGAATACCTGTTGAGTCCATTAATGCGCCAGCTTCAGCAACATGATCCCATGTTGTAACCGCTGTGCCGTAAGTTCCAGCAAGTAAGCCTGAGTTTTTACCCATAAATGCAGCAAAATCTAACTCTAAGTCAGTTTTGATGCGTGTTGCCATCGG